ATCATCACATCTGATACTATCATTGACATCAAGACAAGCTGGTCCATTGATACTTGGCCTGCACTACCACAGGATGGAGTGAATTCAGACTACGAATGGCAGATGAGAGGCTATATGATGCTGTATGACAGACCACAAGCTGAGGTCATCTACTGCCTAGTGACCACTGATCCAGACTTGCTGAGCTCATTTGACAATCACGAACTTCACCAGGTGGACCACATTCCTGCAGACAAGCGTATCACAATGCTTCAATATGACCGTGACATCTTGGTGGAGGCTGAAATAATGGAGCGCCTTGCAATCTGCTCAGAATACTATGAAAATTATTACAAACAATTAACACTTAAATAAAATGAAAGAAGACTTCTTTGAAACAGCAGTCATTGAGCTAGCAGCTGCATTGGCTACACAACCGGGTGCGTGGAAAGCACAAATGGACAAGGCTATTGAGATGGCTGAGTATTTGACAAAACAGATGAACACTGATATTTCACTAGACACTTACAATACACTAGAACAATGAGCACAGTAAGACAAAAACAGATGTATGATGGCCAGCACGGCATCACACACTATGAGATAACATTCACGGCATTGGCGCACGATTGGATGACTCCAGAGACCTATGAAGAAATCAGTGACTACATTAACTTGAAAATCAATGATCCTGATGCATACCAATTGCAGACAGCCTATGATGCACTGATTGATATTCATAGTATGTGGATGTCACAAAGTAAGATGCGTGGAGATGAGTGGAAAGCAGGTGTGAAATCTGCTTGGGTAGCTGCAGGTGGTAATCCTAATGACCTACAGTAATGGATGTAGCAATTCTCATCATCTCAGTCATCCAGCTGTATGTGCTGGTAGGGATATACGATAAAACAAAGTAAACAATCAAATAAAATAAAATGGAACAAAAGAACAACACAGGAGCAATCTTCAAACACGAGAAGACTGCAGACAATCAACCGGACTACAGAGGAAAGATGACCGTTGACGGCAAGCAATGGGAGATCTCACTTTGGGTACGTGAGTCACAAGCTGGCAAGAAGTATATGAGCGCTGCCATCAAGGAGCCGTATGTGAAACCTGAGGAGCAACAAGCTCCAGTATCAACATCAAAGAAGATACAAGATGCAACAGAAGATGACGGTCTGCCTTTCTGATGGAGAGCAACTGACTGACTGGATGATTCGTCAAGTGAGAGAGCGGTACCAAGATAGGTGCCGCTTGATTCACCTGGCTGAACATACTGGCTTAAAGTACAATCAGCTGTGGCGCTTTATGAATGGACATCAGGTCAATCAACAATTTATCAATGACCTGTTCAAATTTTTAGTACATTAGCTTATGTTTTGGTCAAAGGAGGCATACGAAATCACCAAGAAACTCACACGGAACAATGAACTCAGTGTGGACCTGGTGAGTCACGTGTACCTCCTTTTGCACCAGCTAGACATACCAGCAGATGAACTGCCAAAGACATTCACAAAGTTTGCCTTTAATCAATGGAACTGGAAACAGTCAGAATTCAACCGGCAATATCAGCGTGGCATCATCAATCACGAACTGCCAGAGTGCTTCATTAAGACAGATGAAGAAGACTTCAGTGAGTATGAAGATATGCTAATCACGTTCCTGGAGAAACCGCCAAAGGATGACACTGATCTATTCTGCAAAGAAATAGCCAAGATGCACCTGTACGGTATGACCTACAGAGACATCCGGAATGAGACTGACCTTTCACTTCAAGTAATTCACCAAGCAATAAAACAATTCAAATATGATCTCTATGCTTATTATCATCACGCTGTGCTCCATAGGAATAGCCAGAGCGCTGATGACCTTCAACCTGCCTGACTACAAGCCGCTCAATTGTCAATCCTGCCTATCCTTCTGGATATCGGTGGTGGGATTCTTGGCTATAGATCCGTGCCTAGTGATGCTATCATTCATCACCTACCTTGTGTCTGACTTAATTCTGCTTTATGAGTGCAAATGAAGACCAATCAGCCAATGAACTTCACCTGGCTACAATAGGTGCAATACTCCTTGCTGAACTATTCAAGTCACGGCTACTCCGCAAGAAGATACGTGGTACCAACCTAGAAAAACAACTCAAACAAATACTAAACAATGACACTTTCAAAAGAACTACAAGCACAGATGGACCGCTTCAAGAAGACACGGAGCTGCTCACTGGGGAGCGAACTGAAGAATGAACTAGCTATCCTGCTATTTGACATCAAAGGAACAAGATTGAACAAGTCCTGTGGTACGTGCATCCGTAATGCTATGCAGGATGTATTGAACTTTATTAGTCACGAGGTCCGTATTGAGCCATTCATTGGAATCAGACACGAAGTAGCCAATGGTACAGCTGACAGAACAGAACAAGCTACAGATACCAGGGCAGATGCACGCAAGCTGACTGAGACACTTGACAAGATGAGCTATAAGGAACTCAAAGAATATGCAGGCATCAAAGGGAATATAAAAAGAGAGAAGATATATGAGATTCTCCATCTTAGGTCTAAATAGAACAGGTTTACATATATATAGTTATGGCAACCGATAAATCACCTGCATTTGTATATAACCTGTTCACACTGGCAGAACAGTACATTGATGAGTGCTTGACAAATACAACTGAGGAAGTATCTCAGGGCCGTATAGTGAAGAAACTCAATAGGCACATTCCTACCATTGACTTTTTTTTGAGGATATGGATACCTAGAAACTACTCCAGACAGGACACTATAAAAAGATCTAGCTACTACCGCTGGCTGAATTGGCACAATACAGAGAAGCAGAGAGTGATCCATAACATTGATGAAGCATTCAAAGCACTAGCTAGAGACATTGTAGCAAATGAAGGCAAGGGTATCTTCTACGCAAAGAACAGACTAGGGATGCACGACCGCCAACAGGTGGAGACCAAGACGGTGGAGAAATTTGACTTTGAATAAGATATCTGCTGCAACCCAGATGAATGGTGTATCTTTGACTAGGTGCACCATTCTAATTTTAGCATATGAGTACAATCAAAGGATACAAGCCACACGACAATCAGCGGACCATTCACACTGCCATCAATCAAGGCAAGGAGAAGTACTATGCTTTGAACATAGGCCGTCAGTTTGGCAAGACAATGCTAGGCATCAATCAAATGCTGTACTGGGCCATCAATGATAAGGGGTGCAATATTGCTTGGGTAACTCCAGTGTATAAGCAGGGCAAGAAAGTCTTCAGTGAGATGGAGCGTGCAACTGCTGCCAGTGGTCTGTTTGACTTCAATAAGTCTGACCTTATCATCAGTGGCTTTGGATCTACAATCACATTCTTCTCAGGTGAGCGCCCTGATAACATACGAGGGAATACATTTGACTATCTCATCATTGATGAATTTGCATTCACCAGGTCAGAGCTATGGGATGAGGTGCTGAGTGCAACGGTCCTAGTGAAGGGCAAGAAGGTAATATTCATCTCCACACCAAAAGGAAAGAATCATTTCCACAAGGTCTGTATGCAGCCGAACTATGATGACAGATACAAGTACTTTCACTTCACTAGCTATGACAATCCAATGATCCATCCAGCTGACCTTGAGGAGCGCAAGAGGTCAATGCCGGACCACATCTTCAGACAGGAATATATGGCTGAATTCATTGACAATGCCAGTGGACTGTTCAGGAATGTTCGTACATCTGTAGCCACATCAGATCCAAGTGGCAAAGCTTATGCAGGTCTTGACATTGGTAGAGCTGATGACTACACTGTGCTGACCATACTGAATGAACACGGTCATATGATCCACGTTGAAAGATGGCGGCAAGATGAGTGGAGTAAAATCATTGACAAGGTGGCTGCAGTCATCAAGCAATTCAATGCCGTCACTGTGGTAGAGGTCAATAATCAAGGTGATGTGTTCTTTGAGATGCTACAGACCAAGTGCAGGAACTTAGTCAATCCATTCACCACTACATCCAAGAGCAAGCCAATGTTGATTGAAGACTTGGCACTGGCATTTGAGCAGAATGAGATACGCATACTTGACTATGCTTGGCTTATTGATGAGCTTGAAAATTTTACCTACATTTACAATGTGAACACACGAAAGGTGCAGTATAGTGCTCCATCAGGAATGCACGATGATGGTGTGATGTCAACGGCATTAGCCTGGCACGCATTGAAGCACTACAGAATGAAAGGAAAGTATAAGATATTAAGAGCGTAATGAAGAAAATTGAGATCACACTACCACGTACACTGCAGGACTGCACACCAGATATGATGGCCAAGTGGCTGATGATAGCACCAGTGTACCAAGAAGCAGCAGAAGATATGATGACATCACTTGACTTTCAGTGTCAGCTCATCAGCATCTTCAGTGGACTATCAACCGGGCAAGTCAGAAGGGCACACGTTGATGATGTGATGCACTGCTCAAAGCACATCCTTGAATTGCTTGGTACCTACAAGCAGAAGGACAAGCCAACAGGCCGTGTAGTGATTGATGGAGTGACATACCTGTATGAGCCAGATATCAGTGTGATGTCAACCGGGCAGATCATTGACTTGAAGCTGATTGAATCAGTGGCTGAGGATCCGTGTGCAGCACTATCCATCTGCTACATTGAAGAAGGGATGGAATATGCTCAAGAAGACCACAGAGGCAAGGTGCTCAATCCTTCATCCAAACGGAAGGAAATATTCAAGAGGTCCTTTCCTGGAGATGAATTCATTGACTTCTTCGCTTTTTTTTTGCAGCAATCAAAGCAGCGGAAGCTCGCTATCTTACAGATACAACTGATGAGGACACAGGAACAGATGAAGATGCTGAAAAAGACAACAGCACATCAGATACGAGAAGTGACTCAGAGTGGTTCATCTGGACAGGGCTTTTGGTCCACTTGGCAGAAGCGCTTCACAAGGATGTGGACCAGATAACAAGACAGCCATACATCAAGACACTGTTCTGGATAAACTATTTCAAGCTCAAAACGGAACAAGATTACATATTAAGTAGGAATGGCAGAACTGGACTTTCTTGACACACTAGGTATATCTGAGCAGGAACTGACTCAGCCACAAACAGCGTATGAGAAACTCATCCTAGCCATTGCCAATCAAGTGACTGATGACTTCAAGCAGTATATCAGTGACAATGTAAACAATACAGGTAGCTTGATGCAGTCAGTGGTATATATGCCTACTGGAGCATTCTCATTTGAGATACAAGCGGATCAGTACTACAAGTATCAGGACCAAGGTGTGAACGCATTGCCAGAGGTGCCAGGATACAACTACAAGCGGCCAACTGTATCAGGTAGTGAATATAGCTTTAGAACACCGTATGTCAGTGGCAATATGGCTAAGGCAATACAGCAATGGAAAGGTGGCAGTATGGCACAAGCCTATGCAACAGCATCCAGTATCAAGCACCACGGTTTGCAGCCAAAACGAATCACAGAGAATGTCATCACTGATGATGTTCTAAACAAGATAGCATCAGACTTGGCAGCAGTGACTGGTCTGATGTTCAACGTATCATTCACCAAAAACACCGACAAATGGCAATAAGCATACTACAGGAGCCACTGCTTCACACACCAGCAAGCAATGAGATACTATGGACTTTCTCATCTGACCAAACAGGACAGCCGAACTTCAGCTACAAGGTAGAGCTGTACATTGCATCTGCTTTGTTTGGCACGTATGAAGTCTATCCAATGTTTGGAAACTATGCCAAGTTTGATGCATCTGAATACCTTCGCTCATTCTTGGGTACACATCCGGAGTATTTGACTAGCTTTAACTGGGTATCAGTAGATCAGGCAATTGATATGCAGATTATTGTGTATGAAAGCTATGGCACACCGCCTTCCCTTGAAGACTCAGTGACTAGTGCAGGGAACTATGCCTTCAATGGTGCTTTGAGATACGATCAGTTTAATGCATTCAACTCAATGATGTACTGGCTTGACTATAGCAATGGCATCAATCCACAGCCATTGACATCCTATCCTGAAGGTGTGCCACAATTCACACCATTCAGAAATCCATTCTTTGTTGGTTTCTTTGCCAACCGTGACCACGAATACTATGAATTGAAGCTTGAGATATTTGATGTGACTGGAACAAACACATACAGTTACACTGGATTGATTGATATGGACTTCATTGTGAATATGCTTGACATTTCACCTGCTTCAATGGACAGCACAGGATGGACCGCTGGTGTTGAATGGGCTGACTGCTACTACTATGAGGTGACATTGATTGCTACATCAGACAGTTTGCCGTACACATCACAGAGCAGTATTCCAATCAGGCTATATCTTGACCGTGAATGCCTACGGTTTGACCATCAGCGCCTATACTGGATCAACAAGTTTGGTATCATTGAGCAGTATTCATTCAACAAGCTACGCATTGACAGCAGTAATGTTCAAAACTTTGGATATCAAGTACAACGTGGTAGCTGGGTAGATGGATACTACAACCTTGGATTGACTGATGCTGAGAAGAAGTCAGCAATGAAGACCGCTGAAGACAAGATTATATTGAATTCAGACTGGATGAAAGCACCGGTACAGAACTGGCTAGTGCGTGAGCTGTATGAATCACCACAAGTGTGGATGTATGTTGATGGTATCTTCAGACCTGTAGTGGTAGAAAATAATCAGAACATATTGAAGTCACGCTTCAAGGATGGACTCATCCAGGAGACAGTGAACATCACAGTGACTTGGAGCTATAGATCACAATTGAACTAATATGGAGCTATTTATCAACGGCATCCAAGTGGACTTGAATGACAAGATACCATTTCCACTGACCTATGCCATCAGTGACATCAAGGATATCAGCTCAAGAAAGGGCAACAATTCAAAGACCATTGCACTACCTGGTACATCTACCAACGTGCAGCTAATGTCAAACGTGTTCAGCCTTTCTGCTACAGCTGGTGCTCCAATCACCTTTATGAATTATGATCCTTCAGTGAAGGCATCAGCACAGTACTACCACAATGGAGTGCTTGAATTCAATGGTGTGTGTCAGCTGCAGGATTGTGTACAGCAGAACGGCAACTGGACTTTCAACATTGTGCTCATTTCAGAAACGATTGACTACAATGCCAGGCTGAAGGATATCAAAATCAATGCACTGGATTGGACTGAATACAATCACGCATTCACGTATGCCAATCAGCAAGATAGCTGGAATGGTACCATTGTCCGCAACGGTGCTCCATTCACCAATGGCAGTGGTGCAGACTGGTATGGACTTGGCTACTACTATGGACTTGTTGACTATGGATATGACCGTGCATTGGCAGATGAATTCAGAGTCCAAGATATACCACCGCACGTGTTCTGCTATGACATACTGAAGCGCTCCTTCAATGCTGCAGGAATAAGGTGGCAAAGTGACTTCTTGGAAAGTCAACGCTTCAAAAGACTACTTCTTGCGTATCCTGGTGGAGTGCTGCCACAGATCACACCAGAGCAAGCTGCACTAGACAGCGCATTCACAGATGAAAACAATGATGCAGACGGTTTTGTGATGAATGCCACAGCAACGGCCAACAGCACAATGTCAATCACCATCTCACCTACGGTATCATTCAACAACTATGACGGCACGGTGACAGCTGACTTTGCCGGGCAGGTACAGCAAGCATCACCGTTTATGTTTGTCTCAGCAAGTGAGTCATTGTTTGCAGTCAGATACGCTGGTGATCACTCAGTAACCGTGAGCACTGATCCATCTTGGTCATTGTTCCTGGTGCCGTTCAGCATCTCATTGGTGGTCCGCAAGAATGGTGTGATTGATAGCACTACATTGTTGTATCAAGACCAGATTGAAGCTGCAGGTGCAACAGTGACTATTCCATTCTCATTTGATGTGGCACCATTGGTCAACCTATCATTCAGTGATGTGCTTGATGCACGCTTGAGATTGGATATCGGTGGCAGTATTGTGACGGTTCCTACAGTCACCACAGCATTGAGATACGTGACAGTGCAAGTCACCTCATCAGATACTACACTGAACGTAGAGAAACAGCCACAAACATTGACAGCAGGATCCACATTGAACTTATCAACAATGATGCCTGCAATGACTGCTGATGTATTCTTCAAGGGATTGAGAGATATGTTTAATCTATACATCAAGCCGAACATATTAGATCCTACTATCTTGGAGATTGAGCCACTTGTTGACTTTTACGAGGGCACAGATACAGCACTTGACTGGACCTACAAGATTGACCGCTCAGAGTCAGTGAAAATCACACCAACAATCAACTTTGCTTCAAAGGACTATGTGTTCACATTTGAGAAGGATGATGACTACTGGAGCAAGCGCTATGCAGATGACACATTGATGGAGTATGGCAACAACTCAGTGAGCAGTGGTAGTGCATTCAGTCAGAATAAGACTGAGATTAAACTGCCATTCAGTCAAAAGCCATTGGTCCGCTTGGAGAAGTTTGATGGATCTGAATATACTGACCTAATCATACCGTGTGCATACCAGATGAAAACTGAAAGCAACGGCACCATCAGCAGAGTGGAGAAGGTAGCCAAGCCGTTCATTGTTCAGCTAATTGCTGGAGAAGTGGGTACACTTGAAGAAGGTGACTGGGTGCACGTGGATGAGATTGATGTACCACACGCACAGACCAAGTATCCATACGTGGGCCACTTGGATAGCATCCTCAGTCCTACCTTTGACCTCAATTGGGGTGTACCACAGTACGTGTTCTACAGCACAGGTGAAGTGATAGCATATACCACCAACAATCTGTATGCATACCACGAAAGATTCATTCGTGAGATCATCAGTAAGTTTGGAAAGCAACTCACAGCTAAGGCAATGCTCCAAAGCAATGACATTGGACAGCTTGACTTCAAGAAACTCATCCAGATTGATGGTGTGATGTTCAGACTTCAGAAGGTCAACAACTATGACAGCGGCAAAATGGCAAGCACTGAAGTGGAACTAATCAGATTGGTCACAGCTGAGAGCGCACAAACATACACAATAACAATATCACCAGACAAATACCAAAGATAATGGCTACAAAAGAAGCAGTATTCTCACTCAAAGTGGACACTGGCAGCAGTGTAAATGACATCAAATCCTTTGACCAAGCAGTAAACAGCTTGAATAGGGATGTGAATAACTTACAAGAGACAGTGCAAGAGGGTGCAGGTACGGATGTATTTGCACAGAAGATGGCAGAATTGAATGCCAAGGTAGAAGCAGGTGGTCTGACAATGCGTGAGATGACGCAGACAATGAAGGAATACCAGAACATTGCAGCTCAAGCAGGGATGGATTCACCAATTGGACAGCAAGCCATTGCTGCAGCCGGTGAACTCAAGGATGGTATAGGTGATATCAAAGCACAGGTAGCCAATTTGTCAAGTGACTTCAAGCGTTTGGATACAGCAATGGGTGCACTTCAGGGTGGTGCCGCTGTATTCCAGGGGATTGAAAGTGCTATGGCATTGGCAGGTGTCGAAGATGAGAAACTGATGCAGACAATGGTGAAGCTTCAGGCCGTACAAGGTTTGATGAATGCCACAAATGAGATAGCCAACTTGCTGAACAAAGAGTCCATTGTAGGTATGCAGCTCAGAGTGGTTTGGGAGAAAGCATATGCACTGGCTGTAGGTTCATCTTCTGGAGCACTCAAGATATTCAGACTTGCATTGATCTCCACTGGTATTGGTGCCTTGATTGTTGGTCTTGGTATGTTGATAGCCAACTGGGACAAGGTGACTGCTGCAGTAGGCAAAGCCATCAAGTGGTTCAACAGCTTAGGTCCGGTGATGAAGTTAGTGGTGGGATTCTTTATGCCTGCCATCTGGGCCATTCAATTGGTCATCAAAGGAATGCAAATGCTTGGACTTATTGAGTCAGATGAAGACAAACGTGCACAAGCTATCCAGCAGAGAAGGATGGCACGTATTGACAAGCAGATAGCCAAGGAACGTGAACTCAGAGCACAGCAAAAGAAAGCATTTGAAGACGGACAGAAAGCAATGGACCGTGAAATAGCACTAGCTGAAGCTGCAGGACAGAGCACAGTGGAGCTGAAGAAGAAGAAGATACAAGCATCCATTGACTACCAGAAGGAGCAAATCAAGGAGATTGAAAACAATATGAAAGCCCTTGATGCCTTGATGAAGAATAACAAGTTTATGTCTGGCATCTACAAAGAGCAGAGAGAGGCTGGAAAGGAGAATCTACGCAAGATGAAAGAGGATGTCAAGGATCAGGAAACTGAGAAGAAGGTCATCCAAATCAATGCCAACAAAGAAGCTGCAGACAAAGCAAAACAAGCTGCAGAGAAAGAAGCAGAGATGCGTAAATCAATCAATGACAAGATCCAAGAGGAGCGCAATCAATTGATATATGACCTTGAAGAAGCAGAGAATGCATACTATGACAGCTTGAAGACAGCACGTCAATTGGATGAAGACAAAGTAGGTGACTACTACTTCAACCTCATCACTAAGGCTGAAGCTGCAGGTCAAGATACAACGGTATTGAAGCTGGCACAAGCTAAGGCTGAAGCAGATATCAAGGAGAAGTATGACAAGATAGATCTACAGAATGCAGAAGAAAAATACAAGAAGCAACGTGATGCACTACGCAACTACCAGCAGTATGTTCTGAATGAGTATGAGCTAGCCATTGTTGACCTAGACAATGCTCAAGCAGATGAGAAGAAAAAACTTGAGAAGGATCTAGCAGACAAGCTGATCACACAAGAACAATACAATGATGCCCTTGTTGGTTTGGACAAGAAGCGTGCAAAATCTTTGAAGGAGATTGAAGACAAGCGTATTGCTGATGCTAAGGCTGCAGCTACCAAGGAATTTGAGGAAAAAAACAAGATGGTGTATGCCGCACTTGAATTTGCCAAGAAGACACTTGATGCATTCAGTGGTTTGAATCAAGCAATCAATGACATTCAGAATGCACGGCTGGCTTCAATGAAGTCTGAGACGGATGCACAGCTGAGTGAGATTGAGAAACGCAAGCAGGCAGAACTTGGTGCAGCTAATTTGACAGCTGAACAGAAGGATGCCATCAACAAGAAGTATGCAATGGCAGCATACAACCTACAGAAGAAGCAGTTTGATGCTGAAGAAAAAATCAAGAAGCAGCAATTCAATAGAGACAAGGCACTGAAAATTGCATCCATTGCCATCAATACTGCAGAGGCTGTGATGAAATCAGTGGCAGCATCACCAACAACAGGTGGTTTGCCGTTCAGTGCATTCTCAGCTGCAATGGGAATTGCACAGATAGCCGCTGTGACAGCACAAAAGTATGAAGGTGGAACTGCACCAACAATGCCGGACTTCAATGCAAGCAGTGGAGCAGGAGCATCAGCCACACAGCTTGGTGGTGGAACACCAAACGCACAGCAGACTTCATTGGCATCTTTCCTTCCTGGTGGAGCAAATGGTCCTGCAGTTAGTCAAGTGGTGGTACTGGAGTCTGACATAACAGGCACCCAACAGAAGGTGGCAACTCAGCAGGCCCTGAGTACTTACTAATAAAATCTATGTGTTCGGCTGTGAGAAATGAATCTGCACAGCTGAACGCACCGTACTGGTCAAGGTATTTTTTTGCTTTGCTTAGTGAGTGACCTAACTTGAGATTGTCACCTTGATATGATAGCATTGGCCATATATTAAAGTACATTGACTTTAGCAAATGATTGTATTCTGTGTATTGAACTTGACTGAATAGCTCAATGAAACGACACGACTGGATGAGCACAGGCTGATGACATTCAAAATTGATGAGCTCAAGATGATTGGCTGCAAGAAAATCAATGGTATTCTCACAGGCCTGTTGATATGTACTTGAATGCCCTGGTGAAATAGTCACAAATCCATTCTTCATCACCTGGTGAAATATGAATTTTTCAGTGATAAAAAAGTCATCATTCATCAGGATAAATTCATCACCAATCATCAGACAGAATAGCATCACTTTATCAGTCACTTCACATCCAGCATAGGTCAGATATGACTCATATGGAATGTGAATAAATGGTGAGGATATTTGTGGCTTGTCACCAATGATATACACTTCAGCATCAGGATAGGCAAGGTACAGCCATCTCACTGAGTGCTCAATCTCAAAATAATTGTACCGATATTTGTATGGATATACGAACTTCATAGAACAAATTTACATAATAGAGTATGATAAAGAACTTACCAATATACGAAATCTCCATAGATCTCAACAATGAGCAGACTACGGTGAGCTTCAATAGCCTGGTGCACGATCCTGCACACGAGATATCATTCCAGACTTTTGCCAATGTCAAGCGCTTTGAATTCAATGATGAGGAGCAAATCATAATGGGTGTAGCTATCAGTGCAGACACTCCCATCTACAGGTATGACAGCAAGACCAAAGAAGAATACTATGTGGTCTTCACCAAGCAAGCCATCAAGGATATCATCTTTGACTATGCACGCAGAAACAACTACAACAATGTGAATGTAGAACACAATGGTAGCAATGTACTGAATGACCTATTTATGATCTACAGCTACCAAGTAGATGCAGCAAAAGGACTGACAGCACCTGAGCGTTTCAAGGATGTGAATGATGGTTCATTGATTGTTGGCTACAAAACACAGAACACTGAGCTATACAACCGGGCAAAGTCTGGTGAATGGACTGGCTTCAGTATTGAAGGTGACTTTATGCTGGAGCACGTAGGCACAAGTGAAGAAGCAATGATGGCAGCAATCAAGAATGAGATTGACAGCCTCAAAGATATGGCCTTTGCTAGGAAACGTATTTCATTTGACTATGATGATACCTTGACCACAGCAAAAGGCCAGGATATGGCAAGAAGATACCTTGCAGCAAATGATGAAATCTTCATCATAACAGCCAGAACACAGTCAAATGGTGGACCAGTTTACGAAATGGCCACAAAGTTAGGCATCAAAAAAGAGAATGTGTACTTCACTGGTGGCAAGCACAAGTATATGCTGGTGAATAAGCTGAGAATTGACAAGCACATTGACAATAATGAAGAAGAATTGCAGCTGATCAGAGAGAATACTACGGCAGAAGCTTGGAAAATTTAGAACAACAATACATATACTAATAAACAAAGGACAAATGAACGAAAATTTCAAAGCAATTATGGACTCAATCAGAGACTTGAAAGCTACATTTTCAGCTAAAGCAGAAGCCTTCAACGAGGCAACGCTAGAAGACGGCACAATGATCTCCTATGAAGGGGAGCTTGTTGTTGGTACAGCTGTATTTGTGGTGACTGAGACTGAGCAGGTACCAGCTCCAGAGGGCACGCACGCACTTGGTGGAGAAATGGCAGGAATTTCAATTGTTGTTGATGCCAATGGAATTGTCACTGAAGTGATTGATACAACAGCATCAGCTTCAAATGACGTACCTGTAGCTGCATCTGAGGATGAAGCAGCAACAACAGAACAAGCTATGTCAGCAGAGGATGTTGAAGGCATCGTGAATGCAAAGCTTGAGTCATTCAGTGCAATCTTCGAGGGATTGACTGATATGATCAAGACTATTGCTTCAGAGAATGAGTCACTCCGCACTGAGGTATCTGGATTGAAAGGTGAATTCGAGACCTTCAAATCAGCTCCATCAAACAGTGTAACTGAGACAGAGAAGTTTGCACGAGTGACTAGCACTCTAACATCTAGACAAATACATTTACGAAACAATCTAAACAAGTAACAATGAGCTTAAAAAAATTCATTAGCACAAAGTTTGACTATGATGTTGCTGACTTGGCACCATACATTGATCAACAAAGAGAAGACCTCATCACACGTTCAGTAACTGAGGCAAAAACTTTAGGATACATCACTATCCAAGAAGGTATCAAAGGATCTGAGGCAATTAAATTGCTTGATGATTCAATCATCTACCAATCAGGTGACTGCTCAATGGAGCCAGCTGGAGATACAATCTTCACTGACCGCAACATTGCTGTAGAAACTTTGGGATATATGAAGCGTTTCTGCCAGAAGGACCTTGCAGGTTTCTGGACACAGTTAGCTTTGCGCCCAGGTGCAATGGCTGAGGATCAGTCTTTGCCGTTTGAAGCACAATTGACTTCATACCTTTTGAGCCTTCACGCATTGGAGCTTGATAAATTGATCTGGAAAGGAAACAAATCTACAGGTACAGGAAATTTGGCTTGGATGAATGGTTTCGTACAATTCTTGACTGTTGCCAACGGATGTGTGAACTTGAATCCTACAGGTATTGCTGCAATGGATGAGACAAATGCATATGACATTTTCTACAACTGTTTCACATTAAGCCCAGAAGCAGCAGCAGAGAATCCAGCATTTGTATGTTTCGCAGGCCGTGAGTCTTTCAACTTCTTGATGAAGAACTTGGTTGACTTGAACTTCTTCCACTATTCTCCAGCACAAATTGCTACAATGAATGAAGTGATTGTACCTGGTACAGATATGCGTGTAGTTAAGGTTCCAGGATTGAATGGTTCTGATGCTATCTTCACAGGTAAAGCAACTGACTTTGTATTCGGTACTGACTTGTCATCTGACTTTGACAACTACGAAATGTGGTATTCTCAGGATGATGATGTGATCTACATCCGTTCTAAATTCCGTGCAGGTGTACAGGTTCCATTCCTTGACCAAATCGGTGTTTGGAGAAACGACTAATTAACTGAATCAAATAGGAGCATCTTCACCGGTGCTCCTTTTACAAAAATAAAACATAACAGATGGCATGTGAAATGACAACCGGGTACAATGACAGAACATGTACCAACGGTAAAGGTGGAATCAAAAGTGTATTGTTGTTCCCAGTGAGCGCAATTACATCTAGTCCAATCGGCATCACAAACAATCAGATCACGTCATTGGCTGTAGATGGAGAAACATTCCAGTATAAATTGAAAAGCAATCTTTCAAGCTATACAGCTCCAATCAAAGTGAACAAAGATAACGGTACACTTTGGTATGAGCAGACATTGACAATGATCCTTTCAAGTGACACAAAAGAACTACGTGCAGAATTGCATTTGCTAGCACAGAATGAAGTGTGTGCATTAGTAGAGAAAGCTGATGGTACTATTGTAGCACTTGGACTTGAAGAAGGTCTTCAGGTGAATGACGGTGGTGAGTACACTTCTGGAGTGGCTAAATCAGACCGCAACGGACACACAATTGTACTTGCTGGACTTGAAAACAACGAGGTACCAGATGTAATGCTTTCAGTGTATAACACATTGTTAGCTCAAGCATCACCTGCAGTTTAATTCAGACCGCACAAAATAATGGAGGGAGGGGAATGTTCCCTTCCCTTTTTTGCTTAAATTAGATGCTATGAAAATAAAAGCAGAATACATTGGCACAGATATCAGATTGAATGGTCGCAGGTATTATATCACTGCAGGAAACGAAGCAGAATATGAAGCTGCAGGATTGACATTCTTATTTGAGCCTAAATCACCTAAATTGAAGCGCAATGCTAAAGATACAGAGAGCACAGAGCAACACACTGATAGTGACAGTGACCGAACTGCAGACTTTGACGGCACCATACTGGCTGTTTGAGTTTATCCATCAGCAAAGCTTTGAGACAGTCACCTGTATCCTGGACAATATCAGTCTAGGCATAGCCAGATATGATGAATTTGTCATCACTGATGGTGTGGATGTGGTGTTCCCTTACACAGGTGACTACACATACCGTATCTATGAGCAGGAAAGTGACACAAATCTAGATCCTATCCAAGCACATAGGCTGTGTGAAGAAGGACTTGCCAAAGTGGTAGAAGATCCAACGGCAAACAATGAATATGACACTGAAATAATACACACAATATATGAGTGACAAGATGTTCACACTTTCATTCTCCAAGGAATACCAAAAGCCAGTGGAGATGAAGGACAAGAAAACTGGAATAATGAACTGGGGCCGCAAGAATGACTATCCATTCTTCTTGATTGAGCTCCTTAATGGTTCTGCTTGGCACCAGGGTATCATTAAAAGCAAGACATTCTACATTGCAGGTTCTGGACTTGAGACGGTATCAGGTGATGCAACGCTGTTTATGCAAAATCCTTACAGTGACTTCTCAATGAATGAGATAGTACAGATGCTGACCTTTGACTTTGAAGTCTTTGGAGCTATGGCAGCCATTGGTACCTGGAACAGAGAAGGTACACGTGTGGTCCGATGGGAGTTTATTGATATTGATGCTGTGAGAATGAGTGAGGATGAGCGCACGTACTATGTCAGTGATGACTGGAATGCACGTGAGCAAACACCAGAGGCCACTAATTTTAGAGCCTATCCTGCACTTGATGAAGACAATCCTGTAGGTTCATTCATTCTGTACTACAAAGAGCCTGCTAAGAAAGCCAAAGGTGAGAAGGGTATCTATCCAAAGCCTGCATACTACGGTGGTATCACAGCTATTCAAACGGATGTGGACATC